TTCACTCTTAAAATATCTCTTTGCTAATTTATGAAGTGCATAGAACCAGAAACCATTAATGATTGGTTCAATAATAGCATCTAATGCTGCTAACTCCATAGCTGCACCTGTAATTAACCAGTTGCAGATTGTAGCAATAATAATATGACCTAAAGTATAAATTATTGCTAGTAGGACACTAGACTCACCAATGAGTCTTTTAAGGAGTTTAAATATTCCTCTGGTCAGTTCTGTCATATACATTATCAATTACCTTTTCATTATCATCGCCCCGCAGCATTTTTTGTAACTCTGCTGTGGAACCTACAAATACATTTTGTGTAAGAGATTTGGTATCATCACCGATATTACCTTTAGTTTGAGTAACATTAATCTCTTGGTGTTTTTTATGCATTGCTAATAGTGCATGTGCATTATCAGCTTGTTGTTTAATCATCCCTGTCAAGACTTCAATAGCACGGGGATGTTCAGACTCTTCTGCCAAGTCTTGTGCCATTCTCAGACCTTCTTCACCTGAGTGCAGAAGAGACCTAAGAGTAGAACGAATAAGGTCTAGGTCTTCATCATAACTAGAATGAACACTCTCAGGAATATCTCTCTTTGGCACAATACTACTAGTCATTATACACTGTCCCCTTCACCCGGAATAATAAATGTTTCAGTAAATCCATAGTCACTATCAGGACTTACATTCAAAGGATTGGGTTCAATAATAATGCGTTCAAACAAGTTGTCTGAATCTGTAAGACTGTAAGAACCTACAGTTGGAATGTCTGGATCACGGAAGTCAACAATAGCCTTACGGATGATAGAACTATCTGCAATCGGACCATAGAAGTTAGTTTTGATTTCAAAGTCTAATGTATATATGATAGTTCTTCTGTTCTCTAATGAACCTTCATAATCATCACTAAAAGAAATACCAATCAAAGAAATAGGAATATCTTCTTTGATATTAGGATAATCACTAAACTGTTTCATAGTAATAGTAAAGGTAGGATTGAAGAAAGGTATAATCTGCTCAAGTATTTGAACAGCATCTTCATTTGTCTTTGCCAGAATATTCAATTGAAAGTTTAGAATATAGGGAACAGCAGTAAAGAACTTAGTCTTTTTATTGTCATCTGAAACAACAGTTTCTGTAAAGTTATTTGTTTTAGGTAATTGTCTAGTAGGATCAAAGTAAAGAGACGACATTTCAAATCCCATTCTAGGGAGTTTGATTGCTAATTTCTCATCAGTCAAATCTCCTGTTTCACGAATACGATCCAAGAACTTTTGTTTTGGAGAGTAACTTAGTGGGACTTTGATTTGACTGATAGCACTACCACTAGAGTCTTTACGAACCAAGTAAATATTATTAAATAGTGTTCCAAATACAGCTACGCATTTACGAATCTTTTCATGGTAGAAGTGCTGATTTAGCATTTTATGTCACCTCTCCAAACGGATTACCTTCACTAAAGTCAATAATATTATCACCTTCAGTTTCAAAGATATCATTTTGTTGTGTTACTTGAATTTGATTATTTTCTCTGGTAGAAATTACAGTGTAAGATGCACTATCGGTTCCAAGACCAGTTGAGAAGATGTTCGAAACACTACCCGTTGTAAAGACATGATACTTACCATCATCTGCTCCAAGATGGACAAGTGATATTTCATTGGAACTATCATTCCACTTAGCAATCTCAGCAGAGAGTGTAACGTTGTTAGCAAGACTTTGCTGGATAGTTGTGCCTATTTGTAATGCATCACTATCATAGGCACTATCAAATAGAGTCAGGATATACTGGTAAGCATAGTCCTGTTCAATCTGATCAATCTGTGCAATGTCAGTATCAAAGTCTTCATCATTGTATTCAAACAGTTCAATCTCTATACGGAATGTTGGAAGATTAGATAACTGATAGAATGGTTGATCATCTATCACTCGCATGATTTCAAAGATTTGATTTGATAATGGAAGGAAGATCAAGTCACCTTCATTTGGTCTACTCTGTGAAGATGAATGGTCAAAGGTAACTTCTTGCCATCTACGTCTAGAAACATGAAGTGTAGCTCTGTCTCTGATTTCTACACCAAACTTACTAAAGAGTTCTTGGTCTCCATCAAAGTTATCAATGTTTTCCAGATACATTTCAATCTGGTAAGCATCTTCAAACTTAGATGCAACATCTTCACCAAAGATTTTATCTTCTGCTACAAGTGTTCTAGGCATATAGAATATATCTTGCCCATACATCTTGAGAGATTCGATAACAATATTTTCGTATAAATCTTGTTCTGATTTTACTGATTGACTAAAGTAAAGATTAGTTGCCATTATACCTTATCCTACAAAAAAGTCAACAGGCAACTCATATGTATTACGCAGTTTATCTTCTAACCGCAACATTTCCTGAGTAGCATCATCATACAACTGTCTACCATTTAAGGTAACACCACCCGGAAGTTGCACACCTTCAAACTTGATTAGGTTTGCTCCCCACTGCTGTTTGATAGCCTGTGTAAGATATTCTTTTACAAACAAATCATTATATACATCTGTATGAGTTTCAGGGTCTACAGTCTTGAATGTTTCAAAGACAATATACTCACCTTCAATAATATCCTGTTCTGCAAACTCACCGTGAATGTATACTCTGTTCTGGTGTCTATTAAAGTCAATATGTGGATAACCAGTCAGCTGAGCATCTAACAAGGCAAGATATTGTTTGGTCTGCTCATAGTAGGCGAGATCACCAATATAGGTATTCAAATCATAGATATCATTCAAGGACATTTGATACTTAATATCAAACATTCCAGCAGAGTTACCTGAACCTTTTACCATAAACAGTTTCTTAATATAGATGATACTATCGTCTACAGTAATATAACCATTAGTAATATCAGTAGATGTTACTTGATGTTTGAGGAAAGTTCTGACTACTGCATCAGAATGATACTCCTGATACAACTGGAGTGTATCATCAGTTCTATCTTCTAACTGATCAATATCTACGTTGATTTCAATGACAGGTGCGCCAAGTCTTCTTAGACAGTGATCTATGAGTTGGTCTCTTGTACTTGGTTTGGCCATGTCTTTTCCTTAGATGACTACATTTATTATATATTTATCAATCTGAAGAGTCTAGACTAGAATCAACTAGTGGTGCATTAGCACGATCGGAATCACTCATTGCTAGCCATGCATCATCTGCACCGGGTACTTTATATGGAGATGGAATTCCACCACTACCTTTAGTATTGACCAAGAAGATTTGTGAACTGTCAAGAAGTTCATTCAAAACTGGTTTGTCATAGCACTTTACGAAAACCCATGCCTCTCCAGAATCACCTACAAATGATCTTCCAATATCAAAACCGCTTCTAGCATAAGTCATAGCTTGCTTTTTAACGGATTTATTATTTCTTCGCATGGCATACATATACTCTTTTCGAGTAGCAGTATTCATACTTCCTTGCGCAATTTCTTTTAATTCTTGCGTTAGTGTGAGAGACATTTTAATATACTCCTATGTCATATCTCTATTATACTGGTGTAATCGTATCACCAGCACGACTTCTAATGATAACTTGCTTGAGTTCATCGCCACCCGGACCATATCCTCTTACATCATTTGGATCAGTAGCACCTACTGTAGAGTTTCCATTTGAATCTATATATGGAGAATTAGTAATAGTGGACTGTAATGCAGTTCCAATAGAGTTTGTAAATACTCCAAATACTGTCAATCTACCAGAACCAATTGTTATAGAATCTAATTGTCCTAATGCAGATATTACATCACTATCTGTTCCTCTATTAGAACGTGCAGTCAGAATACCAGTAGCAGAATCTCCGGTCAATAATACATCATTAAATGGATTTATATCAACTCCTGAATAACTAATTGGTCCTAGATATGACAAAGAGACTGTAGATGCTGTTCCAGAATCACCATCAGCCCCTCCAGAATCGCCACCTATACCACCTACACCACCTGTAAGAGTAATAGTAGAACCTTCAGATACAGCAACAGAGTTGATCCATGATAGACCACCGCCACCACCGCCACCACCAGCATTAGAACCGTTAGAACCACCTGAACCGCCACCCGGACCAATAGCAACCATACTAACTGAGTCTACACCCGCAGGAATAGTAAAAGTAGTAGGACTAGTAGTAGTTGTTGTAGATATCGTAGGAGTCCAAGTAGCTGTACCATCAGAAGAACCTCGGTTAGTTGCACTAGTACCAGAGCCGCTAGAAATATTACCGCCGGTCGCATCAGCAATAGTAAACGTGATAACGTGGTCCCCTGATCCATCAGCGGCTGCTGAATATGTTGCTGTACAGTTACTAGTAGAACTTACATCACTTGCCAATTGAGAAGCGCTGTATGTTACTGTGCTAGGTATTCTAAAGACGGTGATACCCGAAGCACCATTACCACCAGCAGAGTAGTCGCCACCACCGCCACCACCACCGGAACCAGTGTGGGCTAAAGCGTCACCGGCATATGTACCATTGCCAGATGCAATCGTGCCATTACCAGCACCGCCTCCGCCGTTGGTTCCTACCCAGCTATATCCAGATAAAAATTGGCCTCCGCCGCCGCCACCAGCTCTTGCTACAGAAGCACCAGTGATCGAAGAAGTTCTGGATGCTCCGCCTCTAGCATTCTGATATCCAGTCTGGCCTGCGCCACCTGCACCGCCACCACCGCCACCGACAAAAGGATTGCCAGTTGAACCAGAAGCGCCACCAGCATGTCCTTCGTCGGTTAACGAATGTGCAGTGGCTGAAAGTGTGGCGCTCGCACCGCCAGACGAACCGCCTTGAGCATCGGTGGCGGTACTCTGCTCATCATTACCGCCGGCACCAAAACCACCACCGTCAACTGATACAGTAGTAATATCAGATCCAGAAATAGAAGTATCATTACCTTTAGTTACACCGGATACACCTCGATGGCCATCAAACCCGTATCGCCCGCCCCGTCCTACAGTTACAAAATAGTCAGTACCGGCGTTTAAAGTTAGAGCGGTTTTTAATGTTCCGGGAGTACCACCAGACAATTCTGAACCAGATCCAGCCCAAGAAGTTTTATAACCGCCAGCACCACCGCCACCAGCATGTCTACCACCAGCGCCACCACCACCGCCAATAAGAAGAAAGTCCGTAGTAGCAGATGTTGTGGTTGTAGAACCTCCAGAAGATAGCAGAATTACCTCGCTGTAACCATCGGTTGCGAGTTGTGCAGAATCAGCATTTGATGGAAACGAAACGGCCATCTATCTTTACTTCTCCAAAGTGATCTTTTTCTCTACAATGTGGTCACGATACCAAGAAAAATTGCCAGCTACAAGGTCGTGGTCAATATTCTCTTTTTTCCATTCTAAAGAACTAGCATTCTTAACATTTACTTTACTATATACATCTTCTCTTTTAAAAGGAATAACCTGAATAATAGGGTCACCTCTTTTAATATAAAACTCATACTCTTGTTCATTATTAGGATTCAAAATCCTAAACGGAAAGTTAATAACATTTTGATAATTATCGGTATCAACTACACCACTAAAGCATTCGAAGTATTTATTGCCAGAATTAATAGGACTTACAAACAAACATGAATAACCTTCACGGGTATTAATCTTCCAAGGATTATTAAACTTTAATGCTAACCCTCGAAATGGACCTTGCCCCAATTGTTTAGAATCATGTTCAGAAAGAAGTTCAACAGTATTACCTGCTAAGTTAATCTGTGATCTAGTTTCTTTAATATAAGCATGACCTGAATTACCTACCTTAATATACATATCAGCAGGAGCAGGAATAGTATATCCTATTCTCATAGCATCTAGAAAAGGAACACACTTACGAACAGTATCTAACTTCCTAGCTGGCATTGCTACATGCATACCTTCATCAGTTTGTTCTTTCATCTTCTTGATCCAATCAGGAAGAAACTTACGAGAGTTATCTGGACTTGGAATGTAACTAAACGCAGGGTCAGTTGATACAAACTCAATCAATGGTTCTTTTTTCTTAAATAGGTTAAACATTATATATTCCTAAGTTAATATTTTCACTACATAATTTTTGAATATTTATATTAAGATTTGACATCATGAATTTTTTCTTTATAATAGTGGTAATTGCTTGTCACTTGAATGTGGTCTTTTACATCATTATCTGTCAAGTCTCTTACAGGTAATTCCCCAAAAGACTCTTTTCTCTTAATAGGAAAGAATTGAATAATTGGATGACCTGCTTTAATCATAAAATTATATGATTCTTTATTATCTGGATTTAAAACTCTAAATGGAAAATTTACCAAATTAGAATACTTATCAGTATCTACTACTCCAGCAAAACATTCTATGTAAGACTTCCCATGATTTACAGGATTAATAAACATTGTACTATATCCAGTCCTTGTCGTAATTTTCCAAGGATTGATAAACTTTAAAATTGGGGAATTTGCGTAAAGATTATTTTTACCTACTTGCTGCTGATTATGTTGCTCGATAGGCGGATTAGCTATACCCCGTGATACTTCAATTTGATTTCTAAATTCATAATTTACTTTTTTGCCATAATTTTCAACTTCAAAATAAACATCCCAAGGAGCTGGAATAATCCAACCTACAGACATAGCATCCATAAAAGGCATGCACGCTCTTACAGATTGACTAGGATACATTTTATTTGAATTTTCTTTTGACATATTAAACTTTACTGTTTTAA